GGTCATGCTAAGTCTCCGTGAAGTATTGTAGAGTTATAATCTGCATCATACGCGGCAGTAAAAGTGCTAGCGTTGACAGAAGCGTGACGTATAAGTAGTTCAGAAGTAGAAATAGTATCTGTGCCTTCAGCTAGACCATAACTACCTTTGAGGTAACTATCACCTGTTCCTTGTCTTTGATGACTTGCAATAGCGTAATCATTATTACTCATATTGTTTGTAAAAGCTAAAGTCGCTCTACCCTGCGCTGTATCTGTAACAGTGCTTATATTGAAACTATCTCTTGCAGTTTGACTGCTATCCCAATTGCACCAAACCTTCGCCGCCTGTTGATTAGTCAGCGTAGCCGCACCACCGCCTGTGCTTTGTATGGTATCTGCTTTTAATGTACTCATAGCGTCACCAACGTCCCGCCAGACTCAACTGTAAGTGTAACACCAGAAGCCACAGTAAACGGACCAGTTACGTTGGCGTTCTCTGTGGCTAGGATAGTGGTGTCTGTGTTGAGTGTCTGATTGTTTGTGCGGAAGATACCGCCAGACTTAAAGTTGCCTCTGTTTTCTGCGGCAGGTGAAATGGACCCAGAGGATACACCCATGTACATAACAAAGATATTGTTACCGGAGTTACTTGATGGTGCTTCATCAAACGTAAGAGTGGTTCCGTTAGGTACGGTATATGATCCAGTTGGCTCTTGAACCACCCCATCTACGGAAACGACTATATCTTCTGCACGAACCGTCTGATTAAGAGTAAACGTGGTAGTGCTTCCATCACCACTAAACTCCTGCCTTGTAGGTCTGGCCTGAAAACTAGATACTACTGGATTACCAAGAAAAGGCATCAGGTGATCTCCATTATACTCGCCACAGTGTCCAAGCTGTTTGCCGTGTCGCTTTGCACAATCAAGCTATGCCCTGTTTCCATGACAATCTTGTTGCCTGCCATGTATTCAAAACTAGATGCCGCAGGAATCGGTATGTCTTTTGCCAGAAACACCATATCTCCAGCGTTCAGCTTTATGTCAGCAGTGATTTGAGAAGATGAAGTGTTCGCCAGAGTCAGACCAATAACAACGGTAGTGGTAGAACTTGGCACGGTGTAAACAGCCATATCTGAGTTGGCACTGGCTGTTCCACCGTTGAACACCTTATTTTTAAAGGTATTAGCCATGTTCTACTCCTACGCTACATCATCAAGTAAAGCACATACTATGACTTCGGCTGTTGATGCAGATGAAATAGCGTGTATATCCGCTACAGTTGTGTTTGGCAGTCTGGCTACGAAAGCTTCACTTGGGCCAATCGTAATACCGTCAGTTGCACTAGAAGATGCGGTGCCTGCGTCCAAGACTATGTAAATGCTGCGGCTGTTGGTGTCGACGTTTTTTATGAACAAAAACTTTACTTTGTCACCTGTAGCAACGGCAGTAGGTGCCGTGTCATCGTCAACTGCGGTGTAATCTGTGTAATTACCAGCGATTAAGTCTGTGCTTGAGTTAGAGACGCTAGTCTTTTTGTAATACCACTTATCGTTGGCGTCATCAGGAGTGACAGTCATACTTGCCGAAAAGGTCTTAGCAATCTCGTCTGGCAAAACTGTCGCCTGTATTGTTGCGGAAGCATCATTTGCCATTTTTAACTCCTATCCTAAAGCTATGGCTAAAGCAGTAGCTGTACCAGCGACCTCTGCACTACTACCTACGTTAAAAGATGTAGCAAGTCCAGTGACTGCCGCCCCTGATCCTGCACCATCACAGAACACAATGTCAGATGTGCCATTTGGTATGGACACTGTGGCTCCTGTTCCTTGTTTTATAGTGGCTGCTCGACTACCAGACAAAGAGTTTTTAATAATAAAAAACTTTGTTGCTGTGTTCGGAGCGATTGTTACGACATTTGTGCCACCAAGATCAGAACCGCTGTCTTTCAGATTAATTACAGAAAACATTCCGGTCTGAACATTACTAGATCCAGAGGTTGGAGAGCCTAATCTTATAGTTAGATCTGTTGTAAGATCTGAAGCAGTTAGATCTGTGGCACCAGTTATTCTATCAAATATATCAAAGTTAAAATTGGTAACGTCACCCCAACTACCAGAAAGTTCACCTGTAGCTGGTTTTTCTATGCCAAGATTTGTACTAAATGAGCTTGCCATCTGTTACTCCTATGCCGCCTTATCTGTCCAAGACGGTGTTTGTGACGGCGTTACGTCGCCCCAATTCGTTGTAGCCCCTGTTACAACACCCCAATTTGGAGTTTGCGCTGCTACAATCTCTGTATAAATGAGGACTATACCAGTATTTCCTGTCGCTGTAACCCCTGTTGGAAAAACTCCTAAAGATCTTATCGGGGCAACAGTTCCTGTATCTGTCTCCCCGGTCCCTGTAACACCTGTAACAGAAAGCAAAGAAGATCCACTAACGCCCTCCTCACCCAGACTTACTGTGGCTACAGCACCAACACCTATCACCCTTGCTCCGGCGTTAGTTTGTTCATCGCCAAGAGCAGAAGTTCCTGCTACACCTGTAATTGAGAAAAGGGCTGTGCCTATTAAGACTGGGTTTCCTACGGCTCCCGTAGCCGAAACACCCGTGGGTACATGAAGCACCGTTCCTGCTGGTGTTACAGCACCAGCGGAGGCTGTAGCCGAAACACCTGTGACAGAGATGGGTATGGCTTGGTTCCAAGCACCTTCGCCCCAAGTGCCTCTACCCCATCCCGCTATGCTCACCGTATTACTCCGTTACGCTATACGAATAATAGCGTTGCTTGCATCGGCTGTTGGAAACTGAATGGTAAAGGTGCCGGATGTTGAGGTTTTGTTAGATGTAAAATCCAACACAGCTACAGCTTTGTTGCTGTTGGTGCTGTTGTATATTAAAGCACCCATTGCAGTGATCGTTGCTGTGGTAAAGCTAAGATCTGCAAAATCTGTGAATGCCGTAGTGCCGGACGTAGTCGGCGCGACTTTTGTAAGTGTGCCACCCCCAGTTGCATATGAACCGCTAGAAGCTACCTCACCTGTTGTGGTGAATGCAGTAGTTGTCGCCCCCAAAGTAGCAGTGGTGCTAGACTTTCCGCCACTGCCTTCTGCATATAAAGCCAGTTTAAAGGCGTTGCCATTCGTTGCAAAATTGTGTGTGCCCAACATCAACTCTTGTTTGAATGCGGTACACATTGCTTGTGCTATTGCCATTATAGTCTCCCTATAGCGTCAGCTAGTTGATGTTGACCCGCTTCACGGACCTTCGCACAAATTGTAGCACGTTCTTCTTTTCTAGCCAACTCTACATAATATTGCACTAAATTTCTAACACGATCCTTAAAAGCCTCTGCCTGCAATCTAATTGGTTCAGGGGCTTCATCGGATATATATATTATCTTATCTGCTGCCATATCAGCTATTTGGTCGTTAGATAAACCTCCGTTATCAGAGGATACTACCTTAACAGACCCCACGGATGCTACGTTAACCTCAAACATGGTCATGTCTCCCAAAAATAACCGGATTTGATTCTACCGGTTCTGGCGGTCTTATATCAGACTGCTTTGTTATTAATATGTTGCCCCCTTCGATTGTTTGAACTAGAGGGTCATCTAACCTATGGTAACCATAAAGTTTTTCATTATCTGGGACATTCGTGTCTAACAACCCGGAACGGTGAGCTATCTCTAGTTTTATGCCTTTTGACGCGGCAATAGCGCACCAAAACTCTACACAAGCTCTTCCTGACTCAGCCATGTTTACGTTTTTATATGTAAAATCAATACCGTACAAACAAATCTTTGTTGCTTTTTTCCAAATAGCATACGCTATCGCATAGGCCACTGTGTTGTTAAAATAACAGTAACCTGTTGATTTTACAACTTTTTCAAGGGGGTAGGGTTTTACTGCTGGAAAATCACTGTGTTCTTGGCACGAATATATTGGGTTTTTATTTTTGAGTAGAAACTCTCTAGCTACTCCGGTTTGAGAACCAGCGTTTTCAGTATCTAAAAAACGAGAAACGGGGTCCATCATAAACGTCTTATCGACGTGTATAATACCTCCAATACAATTAATCCCCCAAACTTCATCAAAAGTTTGCGAGGCAACTCTTGCGGCTATATAGTCGGCATAACTGCCTCCCAAGCCAACGATGGCAACTTTCATGTACGGGCCCTTCTTGGTAGCCCCTGTCTGTTTGCATCGTCGTTTTCTCTAGCTTCCCCAAGATCTTTTAATCGAACCAAAGACTCTACAAAACGCTCACTGTACATTTTCATAACGTCAGATTCACCCTTCATATAAGTATAGGCTTCAATTAAACTGCCATATAGTAAAGCGTTAGGGGCATTAACACTTAAAAAGGTCGTAGTAGAGTCTGCCGAAGTAGAAACTACCGTTCCCGTAGCCCCACTGGTTGCCCCAGTGACTGTTTCCCCCACAGTTAAATCTGTGCTTGGTATAACAATGTTAAATGTCGTAGCGCTAACAATAGATGCTATTGTTGTATTTGCACCGCTGGTTCCACCAGTAATTGTTTCCCCAGCTACAAAAGTCCCACTTACGCTGCTAACCGTTAACAAAAACTGACTTTGCGTTAGACTGGTTGGTCTATAATAGTAGTGAAGCTCTGCTGTGTAATCAGCATCTGGAGTAGGAGCTAATAAAAAGTTTTGGAAGTCGTATACACCATAATATTTTGGAAGACCTGTGGTGGCTGAATTTGGATTGTACTCTTGTAAAAAGTTAACGTCTTTAATTAACAAAAAGTTTTTATTACTAGAGCTTTCTAAAGATAAACTAAAAGACGCTATGTAGTCATCTGGTACAGCTAAAAATTGATTACCTGCCGTTGTGGTCCCCGTCGCATTTTTGCGAAAGAACTCTAAATCCACGCTTTTAAATATTCGTTCCTCTGCGGTTTTTACAAAATCTACCAAGTGAGAAACAAAAGTAGACTCTTGGTTCTCGGTATAATCTTTAATCGCAGACTTTAATGTGCTGTAGGTAAAACTCATGGTGTATTCGCCTGTCCACCCATACCGCTATGGTTTGTGCAATAGTAATACAGGGTTGGAGCCCCCACGGCAACTGTGATTTGAGTGTAAGCGCCGGAAGAACCCGCTGTTCCGTTTGTGGTTACACCTGTGGTATACTCAGATCCTCCACCATGTGTTCCGTTAGACGTTGTTGAAAATCTAAGAGGATGTCCTGAATTGCTACTGTCGGACTGGTCAAAGCGATAAGTGCTCCCCTCAGATAGATTGACAGTGGCCTGTTGTACTCCATCTATATAATACTTATTACCATAACCCGTGCTTACAACAGTCACAGTAAATGTTGCGTTCACACCGGTTCCTGTCCCAGTAACGGTTACAGTGCCTATAGAACCGGTTCCAGAAACTCCTGTAGAGGTTGCATCCGTGGGTGTAACGACATCCCCGCCAAATGTAACCTTACCTAACAGAGCCTCTGCTTGAGGAACTAATTGATATTGTAGGGTCACAATACTAAAGACAGGAAACTTAACAGTGACCGGTATTTTATTATTGTTAGGTCGAGCCTCTTTCAAAGTTTGAGGATCATGTATCTTGCGAAAAGGTCCTAATTGTGGATGCTTTCTTTCAAACTCGTCTTTGCCTACGAGAGCACCATTCCATTCTTTTCGCATGTCTTTATAACGATATTCCAAGCCAGAACGGTCTGATATAGCCTTGGCATATTTTCCTGTGGCGTATCTAGGCATTAATTTGTCCTAAAATATGCGTACTCTGGCGTGACAGTGAAACTAGACCGATCTCTATCTTCACCCATAGCTCTTTCAAACTCCTCCTCGTACATGGCTTTAAGCATTTGAGTTCGATTAGGAGCTCTTTTAATGGATAAATAGTAAGCTAAACCGGCAGCCAGACACGGATAAAACCTAAAAGGTACATCTAAAGTATTTATAGCTGTGTCTGCATCATCTATACGTGTCAAAGCGTTATAAACAACAACATCTGTGCTGTTTTCTGGGGTCGGCCATAAACGTAGACTTGGCGTTACTTGTCTATCCAAGAAAAACTGCGTGGGTCTACCAGTGGTGGCTTTGTTTGGGATGTTTAGATCATCGTCACGACTGACTCTTGTTAAAGAAAAGTCAGTGCTACTGCGGGTCACGACAGCGCTTAGTATATCAATTACATCTGCTGATAAAGCATACGTTCTTGTCCCAGAAGTCAAAGCTTGTGTGCGTTGTGTGATTGTCCACTGGTTGAGACCACGGTTAGCCCACTCCGCTAACATTATATTTAAGGATCGTCTGGCAGTTACAAGATCATATCCTGTTTTAACCTCTAAGCCGCAACGCTCAAAAG